ACAATGGATGGCTCTCTATTACTGCAAGGACTCAGTCCCGCTAATAATACAGTAGCCACAGATGAAATTAGATTATCAGGCTATGGTCTGGTTGGTAACCGTGGGACGTTGTACTTTACAGGTTCATCGGGTGTACAAATAGGTGTTGGGGGAATACACAACGGCGACTCAGCCATGACATTTACCTCTGCATTGAATACAAGTCTTAAGCCTCTTACTGTAACTACAAACTTAATTGTGGGTACTGATGTTGGTTCAGCATTGTTACAAGTGAAAGGTGGTCAGAGCGGTGATTGGGCAGGTCGATTCGAAAATACACATACCTCTGGTTTTGGTGCATTAGTAATTACTGCAGGTTCTACATCTACGCAGAAAGCATTTGAAGTACGAACAGGTACATCTAGCACAGCCCTGATGGTTAGAGGTGATGGCAAGGTAGGTATTGGTAATACTGCACCAACTTCTAAGCTTACAGTTGGACCTAACGGTATTAGCACACTAAAACCTACAATGAGCATTTCAGACACGTCAGCCGGCGGCTCTTTGACGATAAGAGGCGGCAGTCCTACCATATTCTTCGATAAGACCGGGTCTAACGCGTACCCTACTATTCTTACTGATGGTGGTGGATTACGCATTAACGACGGCCATTTGGATGCATATGGTAATACTCTCTTTGCTATTTTGAATGACGGCAAAGTTGGTATAGGAACAACTGCTCCAGCCACAAAATTAAATGTGCTGGTAGGTGCAGGCGGAGCGAATGGAATCGGAGGGATCAGGGTAGGTGGCACTAACAACTACCAAAGTTTGGAGCTAGGTATAGTTAACGGTTATGATGGGATGATTAGGTCCTATGGTAGTGACTTAGCTATATATGCAGGTCATTGGCAGACTGTAGGTACTGCTGCCACTGAAGATCATCAGATAAAGTGGCATACAAGTAAAAGTGGGTCTGCTAACTGGTCAACACCTAAGATGTATTTGGATCATAACGGATATTTGGGTATCGGTACATCAACACCCGATTCTAGACTTCATGTCTCTGGTCCAACTAGTCCTAATGACTATAACCATGCTGGCGTAGATGAGTATATTATGAGAATGCAAACCTCATATGATACAGCCGGTAATCAACAATTAAACTTTGTGAATCATAATGGTAACTGGTTGGATGGATCTACAGGTGCTGATAGTTCTTTTGGTTGGATGTGGGCACATGGCACAAGCCAAAGAGCAGGCATTGTTTACGATCATAGAAGTTCAGAAAAGTTTGATATCTATAGTTCATATGGTGAAATCAGATTCAGAACTCCTGCTAGTGTAAACGGTAATCTAGGTCCAGTTGGTACAGAGACTACAATGCCTGCTAGACTTACAATAGCAGCTGGTGGTGTAGTAACTGGTGTGACTGGATTGCGTGCTCCTATATTCTACGATTCAGATAATACAGCATACTATACTAATGCCGCGTCTAATTCACACCTGAATACATTAACTACTGCCGGCACGATTGCTGCTACGGGATCTATTTCATCTACACCCCAAGGCACATTATGGGGTGCAAATAATGACGGATCAGGTTCCGGCCTTGATGCTGATACGCTTGATGGTAGACATTATATAGATCTATATGGCGCAGGTATCAAACGAGACTTCACTGTAAACGGTGACGCTGATAAGTTCTACCCAGTAGTGATTGGTGGTGCAAATAGTAGTGGTTTAACTAACGTTCAGATATATCGTAGTTATTCTGAGACCGCACCTTCTACATGGAATACATCAACTCATAAAGGTGGATTGACCCTTGACTATTCTATCCGTGTAGGTGGATGGGGTGGTATGACTACCGGATACCATGTGAACTATCATGGCGAGACTTACTCTACAATAGTTGCTAAAATTGCATTCGTTAACCATACACAGCAGCATTGTGTATGGTTACGTGGGGGTGGCGCAACTTATCACCTACAATCCCCCACTACACTATCAGTAACAATATACGATAACACCGCATCCGGATGGACTTCTGGGTCTGGTTGGATCACATATAATCACAGCAACGCCGCTTATATAGTGCGTACTAATTATATTGACGGTGTTTCAGCAGCTAACTCATCTTCAGCATCGACTATTGATGAGTATAAAGTTACTAAACAAAACCAACGTACTAAGATATACAATAGTGCAGGATCGTTATTAAATTAATTTTAAACTAAGCTAATATTTAGGAGTATAATATGGCTATTACATACACATGGGAAGTTACTTCCCTTAAAACAAAAACAGTGGCATCTACAGCAGACGTTATCGTTCAAACCTATTGGAAGAAGATAGGCACAGACGATGATGGAAATGTAGGTACATTTTCAGGCGCTACACCTTTCCCAACAGAAACAATCGGTGCTAGCTTTACTACATTTGCATCATTAACAGAAGCTCAGGTCCTTGGTTGGATCCAGGCTAAAGTTACTGGTGACTATGAAGTTCATGTTAATGCACAGATCCAGAAGGGCTTGGATGAGTCTACATCACCTGTATCAGAGAGTGAGATGCCTTGGTTTCCTGTAGCTGAACCTGCACCAGAGTGATAAATAAGTTCGTATAAATAAGGCATAATAGAACAACACGAGAATTTACACATGGCAGCTCCTACATCACGTGCTACACTTATTGAATATTGTCTACGCAGACTCGGTGCACCTGTCATTGAAATTAACGTAGATGATGATCAGGTTTCTGATCGAATAGATGAAGCATTACAGTATTATCAAGAGTATCATTCAGATGCTATTGTAAAGACTTACATAAAGCATCAAGTAACTGCTGATGATATTACTAATAAGTATATTACTATATCAGACGCAGTAACTTCTATCGTTAAGATCCTTCCGCTTGGATTCGCTTCAAGCAGTTGGAGTTCTGATGGCTGGCAGGTTATGGCACAAACTATGAAAGACTTCCAGACTGGTGGTACTATTGCCGAGTATGAAATGTCTCAACAGAATCGTGCTATGATGCAACATCGTATGGGTTCAGCTGAAGGCGTTCGTTATAACCGTCATCAGAACAAACTATATATTGAAGTACAATGGGGTACAGAAGTAAAGGAAGGAAGCTATATTGTAGCAGAAGCCTATACTCTTGTGGATCCTGATACATATTCATCTGTATATAATGACTTATTCTTAAAGCAATATTCTACAGCTCTTATCAAACAACAATGGGGTTCTAACCTTATTAAGTTTGAGGGTATGCAATTACCTGGTGGAGTTACAATGAATGGTCGTCAGTTGTATGATGATGCCACGGAAGAGATTAGACTTATCCGTGAGTACATGCAAGTGAATTATGAAGAACCAATCGACTTTATGATAGGGTAATTGAAATGGCTACTAATGTTTTCTTCTCGCCTAAAGTGCGATCTGAGCAGATGTTATATGAAGACCTCCTGATTGAATCTTTAAAGATATACGGTCAGGACGTTACATACATCCCACGAACACTTGTAAATCATGATACTATCATGGGTGAAGCTATTGCGTCACAATTTGATGCAGCGTATGAAATAGAAATGTATATAGAAAACCCAGAAGGCTTTGATGGCGAAGGTGATCTATTCGCTAAGTTTGGTGTAGAGATTCGTGACCAAGCTACATTAGTTGTATCCCGTTATAGATGGGAGCAGTTGATTGGTGTACAGAATAACCTCATCAATTCAAACCGTCCTTCAGAAGGCGATCTAATTTATCTACCTCTTTCTAACTCATTGTTTGAAATTGCACATGTAGAACACGAACAACCATTCTATCAATTAAGCCAATGGCCTACATATAAGATCCGTATTGAGAAGTTTGAGTATGCTAATGAGACTTTAAATACTGGTATTGATGTAATTGATAACATAGACAATACATTTGCTTATGGACTCAAACTTGTTGTAGATAATTCTAATAGTATTAACTTCACAGTAGGAGAGCCTGTCACTCAGACTCTTCTTGATGGAACAGTTATTACTGGTGAAGTAGCATCGTTTGATATTGCTACTTCTACTGCTATTATATCACATATTAAGGCTTCAGACAACAAGCAACATAGTATTGCTGCTGGAATTAATATTATTGGATCTACATCTACTGCTGCATGGAATGTAGTATCGGTAGCAGATTCATTTGGTGATACATTCAGTAAGAATGATGTGTTTGATACAGAGCGAAGTGATATACTAGATTTTGCAGAAAGCAATCCATTCGGTGAACTATAATGTTTAATAAGAATCATTTCTACCATCAAACAATTAGACGATTAGTATCAGTATTTGGTACCATGTTTAATGACATACATATCATACATAAAGATTCAGCTGGTAACACAAAAGATCAGATAAAGGTTCCTCTAGCATACGGCCCAAAGCAGAAGTTTCTTGCTCGCCTTGAGGAATCTTCTAATCTACGTAATACATCTCTTGCAATAAAGCTACCTCGTATGAGTTTTGAAATAACCTCTATGGCATATGACACCACTCGTCAATTGCCAAAGACATCTAATTTCTCGATGGCAGGTACAGAAAATAATAAGCGTAAGAAAGCATACGTTGCAGCACCATATACAATTGGTATTCAATTAAGCATTCTAACTAAGACACAAGACGATGGACTTCAGATTATTGAACAAATCATCCCATACTTCCAGCCTTCTTATACAGTAACGGTAAAGAATATTCCTGGTCTATCAGAGATTAAATCTGATGTACCCATTACATTAACTTCTGTTGCTATGTCTGATGAGTACGAGGGCGATTTCGCTTCTCGAAGAGCCATTATATATACTTTAGACTTTGATGTGAAGATCAATTTCTTTGGTCCAGTAGATGAAGAGAAAGCTACAATTCGTACAGCGATTACTAGTATTTCTGAGACTGGAAAGACATCTCCAGTAGTGACTACTACCACAACAACCAATCCAGCTGACGCAGGGATAGATGATGATTACGGATATACCGAAACAATTAACTTCCTCGACGAAGATTAAATCTGACGTTGACATTGCAGCCGATTATGAATATAGTCGGTCTAATTACTATAAGCTAATAAACGCTGGTAATGAAGCAATTGAAGAGATGTTAGAATTAGCAAGAGAGACGCAGCACCCAAGATCGTTTGAGGTGTTGGGTAAACTGATCAAAGATATTTCAGACGTGAATGATAGACTCCTTAAAATGCAAAAGGCTAAGAAAGAATTAGCTACGGAAGAAGCAGACACACCAAAGACAGGTGTAACTAATAACAATTTATTTGTTGGATCTACCACCGATCTTCAACGTATGCTAGCAGACGCTGCAGCATCCTCTGAGAAAGAGATCGTACATGACCCAAAGGAATGATACATATTTAGGTAATCCTCTTGTAAAACGAGACGGAATACAACAAGCATGGACAGAAGACAGCATAAAGGAATATGCTAGATGTATGCAGGATCCTGTATACTTTGCAGTAACATATCTCAAAGTAATCAACTTAGACGAAGGCCTTGTTCCTTTTGAATTATATGATTATCAAGAACATATGTTCAAGCACTTCAATGATAATAGATTCTCTATTGTATTAGCATGTCGTCAATCTGGTAAGAGTATTTCATCTGTGGCATATTTGCTATGGTATGCTGTATTTCATTCAGAACAGACTATTGCTATCCTTGCTAACAAAGGATCAACTGCACGTGAGATGCTTGCTCGTATAACATTGATGCTTGAGAACCTTCCGTTCTTCTTGCAGCCAGGATGTAAGGCATTAAACAAAGGTTCAGTTGAATTTAGTAACAACTCAAGAATCATTGCTTCTGCTACATCTGGTTCATCTATTCGTGGTATGTCTATCAACGTACTGTTCCTAGATGAGTTTGCATTCGTAGAGAATGACGCAGAGTTCTATACTTCTACATACCCTGTAATATCATCTGGTAAGAATACAAAAGTAATCATTACATCTACACGTAATGGTATTGCTAACGTATTCCATAAGCTATATGAAGGTGCTGTTCAGAAGACTAATAACTTTAAGCCATTCCGAGTAGATTGGTGGGACGTTCCTGGACGTGATGAGGCCTGGAAGCAAGAGACTATTGCTAACACTTCTCAGCTTCAGTTCGATCAAGAATTTGGTAATATGGTTACTACTTCTGGATCTACATTAGTAGATGCGGATAAGCTATTAGCTCTACAATCTATAGAGCCTATATACACTCAGAATGGAATCTCTGTGTATGTCAAGCCTAAAGAAGATCGTAACTACCTTATGTTTGTAGACGTTGCTAAGGGACGGGGACAAGATTACTCTACATTTAACATCATAGATGTGACAGAACAACCATTCAATCAGGTATGTACATATAGAGATAATATGATCTCACCATTATTGTATCCTGATATCCTTTATAAATATGCCACTACATATAACAATGCATATACAATTATAGAGAATAATGATGCAGGTAGTGTCGTATGTAATGGATTATATTACGATCTAGAGTATGAAAACGTTCACGTAGAGAGTTCTATTAAGGCTGGTGGCGTTGGCGTTACAATGAACAAGAAGATCAAACGTATTGGTTGTTCTAATATAAAGGATCTAATTGAACAAGGAAAGCTTCAGATTAATGATGCAGAGACTATTATAGAGTTGTCTGCATTCTCTGCTAGAGGATCATCTTACGAAGCATTACCTGGTATGCATGACGATCTAGTTATGAACCTAGTTATGTTTGGATGGTATTCAAGTACTCCATTCTTTCTTGAGATGACAGACATAGATTTAAGAAATATGTTGTATTCAGAAAGAATGGCAGAGATAGAGAGTGACATGCTACCATTTGGTATTATAGGTCATGAAGTAGAAGATGATGGACCAGTGATAGACACAGAATTTACAGGAGACATCTGGACAGTCTCCTAAAAGATGATAACGTATAAATACTTACAATTGAGAATAAACCTTATCATGAATCATATTAAAATAACTTTTTGAGGAAGAAAGTATGGCATTTCAAGTCTCGCCTGGCGTAAAGGCATATGAAATCGATGCTCCGAATACTGTAGCAGGCGTATCAACGTCTACTGGCGCTTTTGCCGGTCCATTTGCATGGGGTCCAGTTGAAGAGATCGTAACAGTTGGTTCTGAAGCCGAACTAACAGCAACATTTGGTACCCCAGATACGACTACTAATAAGTCTTTCTTGGTTGCTGCAAACTATCTAATGTACTCACAAGCGCTACGAGTTGTACGAGCTGCGGCTGGGCAATTAAACGCTGATGACGCCGGTGGCGGTGTAGCTAACGCTTTGATTAAAAACAAAGACGACTACGACGCATCGATCTCTTTTCCAGCAGGATCTACATGGGCAGCAAAGTATGCTGGTGCATTAGGTAACGCTGTTAAAGTTGAAGTCTGTTCTGCTGGTGGCGGTTTCACTGGTTGGGCGCATGCAGGTTTATTCTCTGCTGCTCCTGGTACATCTTCATTTGCAACTGGCCTAAGTATTAATAGCGACGAATTACACGTTGTTGTATCTGATGATACTGGTGCAATCTCTGGTACAGCCGGAACAGTGTTGGAAATTTATGCTCACGTTTCTCAATTAGCAGACGCTAAGAAAACTAACGGTTCTAATAACTACTACAAAGACGTACTTAATGCTCAATCGGCATGGGTATGGTGGACTGGTCACAGTTCTACAAACCTTACACAAGCAGGCGCTTTGTCTACTGCTGTTACTGGTGCAATGGATAGTCATACTACTGTTATCTCTGCAACAATGACTGGTGGTCTTGATGACAATTCACCTACAGATGGTGAGTTACAAACTGCATACAATGTATTTGCTAATAAAGAATTAGTTGATATCGATCTAATCATCGGTGGATCTGTTTCTCCTACATTAGCTAATTCACTTGTTACTCTTGCTGAATTACGTAAAGACGCTGTTGTATGTCTTTCACCTGAAGCTGCAGATGTTACAGCCGCTTTGGTTGTAGCTTGGGGTAATGCAATTACTAAGTCTACTTACGCAGTACTTGATTCTACGCTTATTAAAGTGTATGATAAGTACAATGACGTATATGTTAACATCGGTGCTTCTGGTGCTGTTGCTGGCTGTATGGCTGCTACAGATGACGTTGCTGATCCATGGTTCTCTCCTGCTGGTGTTGCTCGTGGACAAATCCGCGGTGTTACTAAGTTGGTATGGAATCCTACTCAACTAGAACGTGATGACTTATACAAAGTAAGCATTAACCCAATCGTTGCAATTCCTGGTCAAGGAACTATGCTTTTCGGTGATAAGACTAACTCTGGTAAGCCTTCTGCATTCGATCGTATTAACGTACGTAGATTGTTCATTGCTGTAGAGAAAGCTATCTCTGCTGCTGCACGCGGTATGTTGTTTGAATTCAATGACGAGTTTACTCGCTCACAATTCAAGAACGCTGTAGAGCCTTTCTTACGTGATGTTAAAGGTAGACGTGGTGTTACAGACTTTAAAGTAGTTTGTGACGAGACCAATAACGGTCAAGGTATTGTTGATTCAAACCAGTTTGTTGCAGGTGTATACCTTAAGCCATCTCGTTCTATTAACTTTATCACATTGAACTTTATCGTTTCTAGAAGCGGTGTTGAGTTTACTGAGATCTCAGGATAATAAAGGAGAAATAATATGGCTATTTTAGGCGTTGATGACTTTAAGTCAAAACTAACAGGTGGTGGTGCTAGACCCAACCTATTCAAAGCAACATTAAACTTTCCTCTAGGTATCAATACTGATAACGAGAAAGCATCTTTCATGTGTAAAGCTGCTTCATTACCTTCATCGGTAATTGCTCCTATCATGGTACCTTTCAGAGGTCGTCAGTTGCAAATTGCAGGTGATAGAACGTTCGAACCTTGGACTGTTACTATTATCAACGATACCGATATGTCCGTTCGTAACGCTTTCGAAAAGTGGATGAACGAAATCAACAATCATACAACTGGTGGTGGTTTAACTAACCCTGCTTCGTATGATGCTGATATGGCAATCGAGCAATTGGATAAGGCAGGTAATTCACTGAAGAAGTATGATATCAAAGGTGTTTGGCCAACAAACATCTCGGCAATTGAATTGTCGTATGATACTGCTGATACAATCGAAGAGTTCACAGTTGAGCTACAAGTGACGTATTGGGAATCAGCTGGTATTACTAGCTAGTATAAATACTGCTATAATATGGGGGAGTTCGCTCCCCCATAATTCGTGAGATAATAATAGGTATATAAAAATGGCAGAAATATTCGGATTTTCAATCAACCGTTCAAAGGCTGAGAAAGAAGAGTTAAAGAAAACTTCTTTTGTTGCTCCAGATGATGACGAAGGTGCACAGTATATTGCATCGGCTGGTAATCACTATGGCCAGTACATTGACGTCGATGGTGATAAAGCAAAGGATACAAAAGAGTTAATTCTCAAGTATCGAGCTGCTGCACAGATTACTGAATGTGATGCTGCTATTGAAGATATCATTAATGAAGCATTAGTTGCAGACTCTTTACAGGGTCCTATAGCAATTTCATTAGACGATTTAGAAGTATCCAAGGGTATTGCTAATAAGATTCGTGATGAATTTGATACTATTATCAAGCTGACCAAAGTTAATACTTCAGGTCACGATTTATTCCGTAAATGGTATGTCGACGGTCGATTATACCATCATATCATGGTAGATGAAAAATCAGCTGCCAGAGGCATTCTAGAAGTACGATATATTGATCCTACTAGAATCCGTAAAGTAAAAGAACTCATTAAAGAGAAAGACCCTAAGACTGGTACAGAAGTTATCAAGGGTGTTAAAGAATATTATCTTTATCAGACAAATAACATGATGAACAAAGAAGAAGCTCTGCGTATTACTCCAGATGCAATCTCCTATGTTACATCAGGTCTGATGGATCCAGAACGAAAGAAAGTTATATCACATATACATAAAGCACTAAAGCCTGCTAACCAACTAAGGTTGTTAGAGGATTCAGTTGTAATCTATCGTGTATCAAGAG